TTTAAAAATGATAACTCACCAGATGATAGATGGAAACAAATACAAAAAGAACAAGACATAGAAATTAAACCTTGGAAAACAAATGGTGATTATATTTTGTTTTTATTACAAAATCCTATTGATACAAGTTTGAATGATATTGTAAAAAATCCTGGCGACTACGAAAAATGGGTACAAAGAGCTATTATTGAAATATCACATTATACAGATAGAGATATAAAAATTAGACTACATCCAAAGTTTGCTCATAAAACGAACACTACATTTTTTGAAAATTTACAAATAAAGAATAAAGTATATTTTAGTGACAATATTAAAGAAACAACAATGTCCAGTAGTAAGGATATATATAAAGACTTCGAAGACGCAAAAGTAGTTGTATCGTTTTCAAGTAATGGTTTAATAGAATCTGTATGTGAAGGAGTGCCAACGATTGCTCTTTCTCCTACTTCTTTTGCTAGACCAGTCAGTTATCACAATTTGAAAATATTAAAAGAAAAAGATTTAAAATGTGATTTTGATAGAACTCAATGGCTCTATGATTGTGCCTATACACAATGGAAGATGTCAGAAATTAATGAAGGTATAGTACATAGGAGATTATTAAATGATAGTTAATAAAAAAAATTATAGTTTAGAGCCATTTCATAACAGTAAGTTTGTAACTACAGGTCGTACAGAAAAATATCCTGGCGATTTACAAGATGAAAGAATATTACATTTAGATGAAGTAATGAAATATGTTACTTTAGATGGTGATATTGTAGAATTTGGAGTACACAAAGCTCAATCAATAAATCAAATTGCTGATAAGTTTACAAATCAAACAATACACGGCTTTGATAGTTTCAAAGGTTTGCCTGAAGCTTGGCCGACAGAAAAGAAACATCTAAAACCAAACGCACCTATAAAACATAAAAAAGGTTACTTTGCTTTAGATGAATTACCTGAAGTAAGAAATAATGTTAAGTTGTGGGAAGGTTGGTTTACCGACACAATACCTTTATATAAAGAAGAACATAAGAAACCTTTTTCTTTTTTACACGTTGATAGTGACTTATATTCAAGTGCTAAAACTATATTTGATGAGTTAAATGATTATATTGTTAAAGACACAATTATTTTATTTGATGAGTTTTATGCTTGGGGAAGAAAGAAATATGAATTATGGGAACAAGGTGAATACAAAGCGTGTAAAGAATGGATAGAAAAATATAATAGAGAGTTTGAAGTTTTAACTCATAATAATCATCAACAAACAAGTATAAGGATTATCAAATGATAACAACACCAGATCATTTAGGCGGACATTGTAATCAAACAAAAGTCAATTTGCCTGCTTTAGATTATGTTAAACAAAATTTTAAAATAAAATCATTAATAGATATTGGTTGTGGACCAGGTTATAATCGTTTAATCTGTGAACAAAAAAACATATCTTGGTTTGGAATTGATGGCGATCCTAACGTTGCCGATACAGTTTCTTTAGTACACGACTTTTGCGATGGTCCACCAGAACATAATGAAAAATACGATTTGGCTTGGTCAACAGAATTTTTAGAACACGTAGAAGCAAAATATATACCTAACTTTATGCCTATGTTTAAATTAGGTAAATACGTTTTATGTTCAGCAGGTTTACCAGGTTGGCCTGGTCATCATCACGTTAATTGCCAAGAGCCACAATATTGGATTGATATGTTTGCTAAGTATGGATTTAGATATGATGATACTGTAACACAACATATTAGAAATATCAGTGTAACAGGAACAATAAGAGAAAAAGAATTAGATAATTTTATAAACAATGGAGAAATAGGTAGAGTGCCAAAGAGAAAAAATTACTTCTCATTTTGTTCTTTGTTCTTCCATAATAATGATTATAACGCATAAACTATCCTGGGGTGACTGTCTATCACATCAAATCTGGCCTGCGATTGAAAAAGGTTGGAAAGATGAAGATAGAACTATACATTTCTTTTGGGGTTTAGGTGGCAGTAATATTAATGAAATTAGAGAATGTATTAAAAAGAACGAAGAATGGTGGTATGTTGACGTTGGTTATTTAACACAACAAATCACACGTTATCCTAAACCTAAAATACACGATTTTGATAAGACTTATTTTAGAATAATACGTGGTAATATTCACACTATACAAGGCAGTATAGGTGATGGCAGTCGTTTAAATGAACTTAAATATAAGGGTATAGATGTAGAGTTTAAAGGTTGGAAGACTGGTGAATGTAAACATATATTATTATGTCCTTCTTCTCCTACAGTTACTTATCATATAAACGGCATATCACAAGAAGAATGGGTAGAAGAAGTCAGTAGAGAAATAAGAAAATATACAAGTAGACCGATTAAATTTAGAAACAAACCTAGACCTAATAATGAGTTTTGGAATACAGACATAAAAGATGATTTAAAAGATGCTCATTGTGTTGTAACAAATATGAGTTTAAGTGCTATTGATGGTATATTAAATATGACACCAGCATTTACACACAATAGACACGTGGCAAGTTTTGTTACAAGTAGAGATATAAGTAAAATAGAAAAACCATTAAGACCTGGAAGAAAAACAATGGATGAATGGTTGAAGATGATAGTAGATAATCAATTTACAATAGAAGAAATTGAGAAAGGTATCGCTTATAAGTATTTAAGCAAACAGGTGGCAGACTATGAAAATTCGGTACTACCAAAAAATTGATGGTTGGAGATGGCTAGGTTTTATTCTAGCGATGATAAGTGCTTTTATCTTATCAAACGCTAATGTATCAACACAATGGATAGGTTGGTCTATTGCTTGTGTATCTTGTTTAATATGGATTTATATGGGTGTCAAAGACAAAGACACACCTAGAGCTTTAATGGAGTGTATGTATTTGTTATTAGCATTGAGGGCAATATGGAATTGGCTAACTTAAATTTTGCTTGTGTTTATTATGGCGACAAGTATAAAATAGAATACGTTGAGAAGTTGTACAATATGGTACAACGTAACACAACTATACCTCATAACTTTATTTGTTTTACTGATAGTGCCATTATCAAAAAAAGAATAGGTAGAAACATACCTAATCATAAAATAATATTCAGACAATTTAAACGACACGACTTTCAAGGATGGTTTAATAAACTACAACTATTCAGTCCAGAAGCTGATTTAATTGGCAATACTTTGTATATGGATTTAGATGTTGTTATTACAAAAAATATTGATGAGTTTTTTACTATTGGCAAAAATCATAACTTTGTAGGTATGAATGACTTTAATCCTAATAGTGGATTATTTAATTCTAGTATAATGAGATTTAATAATGAAACAACGAGTGAGTTAATTTGGAAACCTTATATAACAGACAGAACTAAATTTAAAAAGCATCCCGGAGATCAAAATATAATATCTGAACTCATAAGAAAACATAAAGATACCATTTCATTTCCAGACGAGTGGACACAATCATACAAATGGTATGATAGATCAGGTAAAAGATACCATAGAGAAAAATGGACCTTTGAACAACACCCCACAGCTAAAGTTTGTGTCTTTCACGGCAGTCCAAATCCACACGATTCGACACAAGAATGGGTTAAAAATCACTGGAAATAGTAGAACAAAACACGAACATTACGTTAGACAGACTGTCGCACCTTAAAAAGTATTGAAAAATAAGGCTTATTTAACTAAAAAAAGTTAAAATAATGCTTGATTTATAGGATTACTTCCTATAGTATATAGATATGACAACAAAACAAGGCACAATTCATTTAGTTTATGCTAGAGAGTATAACGATAGTGAAGAAAGATACGATCCTTATTTCTTTACTTATTACACAATTTTTAGAAACGTACCGTTATCACAACTTAATCGTTTAAATTCACAATCTTTAAAAGATAAAGTAAAAGCTTATTGTGATAGCAATTTCAAAGAAAATGCTACTAACTTTACTGGTGTAAGTAAAGTAGAAATGATTTCCGGTGACGAATATTATCAAACTTACGGTGATGTATATGATGTTGCTGGCTATAGAGATGAGAATCATTTATTTAATGATTATGGTCAATTATATAATAGACAATTTTTCAAATATGATTTTGATAAAGAATTAACACAACAAGTAATTAAGGAGAACACTGTAAGATGAATATGTTAGATTATGCTAATTTTGAAAAAGAACATTACGAGCCAAGTAAGTTTAGAGATATTTTAGTAGAAGAAGCTAAAGGTGCTTATAAAGATTATACCGAAGGTAGAATTATAGAACTTGACAAAGGTTTACAAGTTGAAACAAGACCTGAAACTGTTGCTGAATATTTTTCAGAAGCACTTAGTCAGATTGCTAAAGGTTTTGCTGGTCAGATTTTTGAAGATGTAAATTATCCTGTTATCTTAGATGACTTGATGTTATTTGTAGATGAGAATAATATTGCTCTTAAAAATAAAACATTACATTAAGGAGTTATATGAAATATAATGAAGACAAAATAATACAAGAAATATCCGACTACATTACAAGTACGTATGGTGAACACTATAGTACCACAAAAGACGGATTTCAAGTACAAGATATGTTAAGACAATTAGGTATTGATAAAGATTTTTGTCAAGCCAATGCCATCAAATACTTATGTAGATATGGTAAAAAGAATGGTAAGAATAGAAAAGATTTATTAAAAGCAATTCACTATATTGTTTTATTAATGAGTAGTGAAGGTGAAACAAAATTAAACTAATAACAAAAGGACTATACTATGACAATTGATACAAATGTTTATCCTATGAAAGAAGACGTAGGTAAAAACTTATACAGAAAGAAAACCTATTATACACTTGTGATTGAACAAGAAGTATTAGCCAAAGATAAAGAAGAGGCTGAACAAAAGTTTTTAGATGGCGGTGGTATTGACCATTCACAGATCAACCACGAAATTACAGAAACAAAAGATGGTGTTGAAACTTATATGGTAGATGCTAACTATTCAGATAGTGGCGACACCGAGTATATGGGTAAGGTTGTTATAGAAGAAGATGAAGATGAGCCTACCTATGCTGAAGTAATAATTGATAGTTATGCTAATGAAAAGGAGGTCGCTTAATGATAGAAACAATAGCAACAATAGACATATTAGACTTGGCACTTGACCAAATAGATGATGGTAAAACAGATAGTGCTAAAGATACTCTAATTACCTATAGAGATAAACTTCAAAAGGAAGTAGATGAATTTGATAAGTGGGCAGAAACACAATCAAATATTCATACACAACTAGAACTAGAAAATACACTTGAAAAATAGACATACAAACACACGTGGACGTACCGAATCATCAATCCTCGGTCATCCTCGGAAGAAAAAAATGACAAAAAACGTTGATTTTACTACATTATTTAAATGCTTGACAATTTCAATGTTTTCCTGTATTATATTGATATTAACTATAACTATGAAAGGACGTGACTATGCCACAATCTAACTTTAAATATGATAAAGAAACTTTATTCAAAGAGTTTAAAGTAGCCAAAGAAGCTGATATGAAGTTATCTAAAAAGAAAACTATATCAGAAAAAGAAACTGATATTTACAAAAATCGTATTCAGTTTTTTAAAGACCACATCAAATTAAAATCTACAAATCCTGAAGTTTATGATTTTGTTGATGTAAAGTTTGATGCTTTACTTAAACTGTATGAAACACCTAATCCAAGAGATGCTTTTTACAGATCAATTTTCGGTATGTCTTATGCTGAAAAAAGAGCAGAATCTTCAGAAACAAATTCTTTAGAGGATTAATAATGGGTTTGATTTACACACATAACACAAGCGGTGCTATACGTAAACTTCGTAGAAAAAAACCTACAAAGTCCTATGTGTCAGCACTTAAAAAACATATTGAGTGGTTAAAAAGTTTGGGTTTAAATGTAAATCAAAAAGGTAAAATTATACTTGCTAAAAGAGAAACAACTAATATCTTAGTAAACGAAGAAAGACCAAAACAAAATTTTGTACCTCAACCAAAAACAAATCCTAATATGGGTAATGGCGGTACAAAAAAAGATGAGAGATGGAAACTTGAAATTAGTAAACAGTATTCTATCTTACCAGCATATAACAAAGGTCCTTATATGGTGGTATCTAAAAGTGACCTAAAAACTGCTGGGAGAAAAGTATGAGAACATTGATGTTATTATCACTACTTGCTATTATAGCAACAAAAGTACAAGCTGATCCTGTTACAAAAACAAAAGATTGGTTAACAAATGAATGGCAAGATATAAAAGAATATCAAGCAAATGCTTGGGAACAAGGTAAAGAACAAAACGCTAAAAATTGGAATACTATTAAAAACTTTTTTGTAAAGGTAAAAAATAATGTTACACAAGATTAGTGATTTTTGTAATAAGATTGACACAATAAAAGAGATGTCGGATAAACTTAGGGTGATGAAGTATAGTCAACCTAAGGCTTCCGATTTAGAAATTAATAATTTGATAGATGATATACAATCACAAATGTATGTTTTATCACAAGATAAACAAGATTATGGTAAAAAGAAATCTAAAAATACTGACACTACTAAGTTGTCTTATAATCGTAAGTAACTGTAGCGCTAATAGATCACAAGTCGGTGCCGTTTTAGGTGCCACAACAACTACGTCTGCTTGTGTGGGTATGGGTGTAAGTGACCCTTATGCTATAGGAGTGTGTACATTAACAGGTGCTTTTGCTGGTGCTAATATTATGTACAATTCAGATTATGATGTACATTACGCTAAGTTTGTAGATCATTTAGATACAAGTCCTGGTAATAAACCTTCTTATACTAATTGGTATAATTCTAAAACAGGTAATTCAGGCATAATTAAAACACAAAGTTCCTATTTAAGAGGTCCTATAAAGTGTAAAGATTATAGTAGCACAGTTGATATAACTCAACAATGGCCGCTGATAGGTATTGGTGGTGTAAATAGAAAAATGATTTTTGGCACAGTATGTCAAATGCCAGACGGACAATGGAAGGAGTTGAAAAATGGCTAATCAATGGAATGATAAAGTAAGAGATTTAGAATCTCAAAAACAAGAACTAGAACAAGAAAAAGAAATTACATTTTCACAAGAAAAGATGGATTTCTTAGATGAACAAATACACGATTTAGAACATAGTATTAAAATTGTTAAGGGTTATGAATAAAAAAAGAACTTTAATCATAGTATTTTTATCACTTATACTATTACCAGTATTGTTAAATTATGCTTTTGCTGGAGAGAAAGTATTATATAATAAAATTAAAACAATAGAACCTGAAGATGTTAATGGTCAATATTGTTATGTAAAAGTAATCATCAAACAAAAAGATGATGAAATTATGAAAGAAGAAATTTTGGAGTGTGCCGACGGTAAACGAGGTCCAGAAACACCAGGTTATTGGGAATTGTTTGCTGAATTTTATTACCACGATGTCAATACTCCAGAATATTGTCGATATTATAGTCGACCAAATCACGCTTTTAAATCGTTCGGAAAAGTGTGTTTACAACAGAACGGTGAATGGGAGGTTAGATGATTAAAAATCTAATAATTATCTCATTACTACTTGTGATTGTATTAGGTTGGAGTGCTGACGACTTTTTAAACTACATTTCTTTGGCGCTTGACAAAATACAAGAAGTAGTGTATTATGTACAAAATGAGGTGAAATAACTATATGATGAAAACAGTAAAAC